ACAAGTAATTGATAACCAAGGAGCATATTTCTTGGATAGTATACTAACACCCAATCAAAGAATAGTAGTAAATAACCCAAATAGTATATACACATCAGATGTTCTTATAGAATCTCCAGTAGGTGCTAACAATCAAACACTACAAGACTATAGTGTATTAAATGGAAATGTGCAGACTAGTAGAGAGTCCCAGTTTCAAGTACAGTCTGATAGATCGTATAGAACAGCTGGATCAAATACAAATCCTGTAAACATGTATAGTATTATAAACAACTTAGCAGCTCCTGCTCAAGTGCAAGATAGTAACTATACCATAACAGGTTGGACAAATGCAAGATATAACGGAACCAAACTAACAACAACTACAAATAACGATACAGATCCAATTTTACAAGGGACATTTTTTGAAGGAGCTTTTTTTGGAAAAGATATAAAAGATACATATATACTAAGCACAACAATCGCAGACGCTTCCTATAATCAGTATTTCTTTTCCGGAGAATTAGATGCACTAGAATACACTTTACAGGATTTAAAGCTATTTGCATATAATACAGGAAGTAACTTTACATCGCTAAGGGTTACAGCATCAGTAGCATCTAACACAACGCCTTCACTCTTTGTAGGAGATCTACTAAGAATAAGCGGAAGCTCTAACGGATTTAGTAGTGAAATATATGAAATGATTGCACCGACAGGTAGTACACAGTATTATCCATACATACTTAGGAATGTAAATGGAGGTGATGTATTTTGGTCTATACAAACTAAACGTAATTACAATAATACACAAACAACTACATGGACAGGTATTAGCTTTGGCGATGGTCCTTTTGAATTCCGTAACCTATACAAAATTGTTCCAACAAGAATCTTTAACATCCAAGGAACAGTTATTGAGCCAACTGGTGAAGGAAAAGTAAGAATTAAAGGAACAGATAGGATAGTGTACGTTAACAGTGATGGATATATATTGAGTGGAAGTACAACAAGATTTATATAGAAATAATAATACAATATATTTATTAATAAAAACAAAATAAAATGGGATACTTAAGTAATACAGTAGTAACTGTAGATGCAATTTTAACAAAAAAAGGAAGAGAGTTACTTGCAAAAGGTGATGGAACTTTTAAAATCACACAATTTGCTTTAGCAGATGATGAAATAGACTACTCACTATACAACCCAGATCACGTATCTGGATCTGCTTATTTTGGGGAAGCTATTGAAAATATGCCGCTATTAGAAGCATTTCCTGATGAAACTCAAATCATGAAATATAAACTTACAACTCTTCCAAGAGGTACAGCTAAGTTGCCAATTCTAGATTTAGGATTCTCAGCTATCAGATTAAAACAAGGAGCATCACTTGCTATTACTCCTCAAACATTAAACTACTTAGGATCTTCTCAAACTTTTGAAGCAGGAGGATACGTAGCAACAATTGCAGATGCTAGGGTCTTAAATACATTTAATGGAGTAGGAATAAATACACAAGAGGCGATAGCTCTAAATTCTACAACTACCCTAGGAACAAATGTTTCTAAAACAGTGATTGGAACATCAATTAACTTAACTGCAACAACAGTTAATACCTTGTTTGGATCAAGTACACAATTACAAACTACAATTACAGTAATAGGTAGAGATTCAGGAGCAAGATTGACAATTCCAGTAACAATTATTCAAGTAACACAGTAATAAGATATGTCATTTAAAAGATTTGATACAGAAGATATCGCACTTAGTGCAGAATCAGTAGTTGCACCAGCTTGGACAAACCAGACTACTGACCTAACAACAGCCTTTACAGGCTCTCAAGTAGAAGGAACCTCAGGGAAATACTACTTTGATGTATACCAAACATCATCACTAGATTCTACTGCAGAAGTACAATATTCAATAGCTTTTGGAAATGTTAACGGAAGTGGATCGACTTTATTTGCTTCTAGTGAAGTAGGTAAGTCCCCCTCTTCAGTAATTTACGGACAATATAGAAGTTTGGTAAACGGAGACGAAAATACAAATTTTAATTTTGGAGGAACAGTTACTCCTAATTCTATTTATGTAATATCTGTAAATAGAGCTAGATATAAAGAGAAACTACTACCAGGATCTTTTGCACTAACTCTTCAAAGTGGAAGTATAAAACTCAGACTTATTGATAACAGTAGCACAACTAGTACAATATCATATACAGATGCAGGAAGAGTTTATGATATAGTAAGTGGTACACTAGGCGTACCATATACTTCTACAGCAAACCACACAACATTTACAAATCTTTCTGGATCTTACGGAAAATTTTTACCAGATGTAGGAGTTATTGTCTTAAATGCAAATGCTCTTAGAAATACTACTTTTGGAGTCAACCTACCTTTATCTGAAAGTCGTAACTCAGAAGGATTAAACAACGAAAGACTATTCTCAGTAATATCGCAAGGAGATAACTTTCAACTAAGATCAGAAGAAACAGTCACTTCTAATTATATATTCGTTCGAATACGAAATAGCGAATTCAACTACTCAACAAATCCATCAAATATAACAGGTTCAGGAGAATTAAGATATCCAGTAATGGTAAATACCCCACAAGCATATATAACAACCGTTGGATTATATAACGATAATAATGATCTTTTAGCAGTAGCTAAGTTATCAAAACCTTTATTAAAAGATTTTACAAAAGAAGCATTGGTAAGAATTAAGCTTGATTATTAATGAATGGGTGCTTACAAGAAATTAAACAAACAAGATGCTTACATCACTACCTATACTGCCCATAAACAATGGGCATTATCTGGTAGCCAATTTGATAGTTACGGAATTCAAGCATTTAACTCAGCATTTAAGTATAATCCAACCTTACAAACACAAGGACCCGCACCTCTAACTGCATCATACACTGCAAATAGTTTAGCACAGCTGTACTATCCTACACGATCCTCAGCTACAGGTGAAATTATATCTCACTCATTTGATTACTACTACCAAACCACTCTTACATTATCAGGAAGTAGGACTTATGATAAAAATAGAGTTTCTGCAGGAGACACTAAGCCATATTTATTTTCTATTCCAAGAAACTTATACGGAGTAAATATACGTCCAGGCAGCTTTAAAATAAAGGTAGATAATCCATTAGAGGCTGCTACATTTGTTAATGACTATGTATCAAATGGATATGCTTCAAATGGAGGATTGCCATTTCTAGCAACTACAACCGATATGTTATTTTTAGATGACGCAGAAGGAAACATATATCTATCAGGAAGTAATCCGAAGTATATAGTGGGTGACCTAGTATACCCTCACGGAATGGCTATAATTACAGATGATCTTTATGCTGGTTTTTTTCAACTTATACAAATGCCAAGAATTAAAAATGGTATATATAGCACTGCGACGAGCTGGAGAAGTACGTTGATATCTTTTGATTCAAGTCATCCAATATTTACACATAACTATCACTGTAAGGTAAGAGAATCAGAATATAACTTTACCCACAATCCAACTGCTTTTAGTAGCTCTATTCGGACTACCTACGATAGTACAGGAGAGATCTACAGTACAAGCAGTATGGTAAACAATGGAATAATAAATAACAAGTTAACAGGAAGTGCATTTCAACCATATATAACAACAGTAGGTTTATATAATGATGCAAATCAGTTAATAGCTGTAGGCAAGATGACCAGCCCAATTCCAAAATCTGCTAATACAGAAATGACAATTATAGTAAAAATAGATATTTAAAAATAAAGATATGGCAATTACATTAAGATCGGTAACAGGATCAGCACTTTCATACGAACAGTTAGACACTAACTTCTCATCGTACTTCTATTCAGCTTCCCTATCAGGAAGCAATATACTATTCTTTACAACAGGGAGTACAGGCATAGCAGGTGTACCAGAACCTGCATCAATGTCTATTTCAATTACTACAACTTCAAACTGGACAAATCTGACTGGAGGAGGTATTTCAAGAAACAGTAATGTACAGATAACAGGATCGCTATCTCAAGGTGCAGCAGGAAATCAAACAAAAGGAATATTCTCACATGCAGAAGGAAGTGGTTCAATAGCATCAGGAAGTTACTCACACGCTGAAGGTCGAAGTACAACAGCAATAGGTGCTTGGTCACATGCAGAAGGAAGAGATACATTTGCAAATGTAGATTTTTCACATGCAGAAGGACTCGGTACAAGTACTAATGGAACAGCATCACATGCAGAAGGAGAAAGTACAATAGCATCAGGATCATACTCACATGCTGAAGGATCTTATACAAATGCAAATGGAGAGTGTTCACATGCTGAAGGATATAACACCACTGCAATGGGGCAAGCTTCACATGCTGAAGGACAGAGCACAATAGCATCAGGATCTTATTCTCATGCAGAAGGAACTGGTACAACAGCATCAGGATCTTACTCACATGCAGAAGGATCCTATACAACAGCATTAGGATACGCTTCACATGCAGAAGGAAGCCTAACACAAGCATCAGGATCGTACTCACATGCTGAAGGTTTAGGAAGTGTTACTATAGATGAAATAGATTATTCCGGATCTGCTATAGGAACCAATTCGCATGTTGAAGGTATAGCCACTACAGCAATCGGATTCGGTTCACATGCCGAAGGTTTTAATACCTATGCTTATGGAGCTAGTTCACATGCTGAAGGTTTCGCTACATCAGCATCTGGAGATTATTCTCATGCAGAAGGACGTGATACAATAGCATCAGGAGTATACTCACATGCAGAAGGAAGCGGTACAAGCGCTAATGCAGAAGCATCCCATGCTGAAGGACTTGGAACAACAGCACAAGGATATGGATCACATGCTGAAGGATCATTTACAAGAGCAGTAGGGCAAGCTTCACATGCAGCGGGATTATATACATCAGCTTCAGGTGATTACCAAAGTGTAATAGGTCAGTACAACTTAACATCATCAGCACAATCAGCCTTTATTATAGGTAACGGTACATCAAATGCATCTAGATCAAATCTAGTATTTGCATCAGGATCACAAGTACAAGTAACAGGTTCAATAAGAGTAACGGGAGGTATAACAGGTTCTTTATTTGGTACAGCTTCTTTTTCAATTGCAACAGCAACTAATGCAAGCACAGCTTCTTATATCAATCCTCTAAACCAGAATGTAATAATAACAGGGTCTTTATCTCAAGGAGCAGCGGGAAATATAGCAATTATGACAGGTTCCCATGCAGAAGGATTAACTACGGTAGCATCTGGCATATACTCACATGCAGAAGGAACTAGTACAGTAGCATCAGGATCTTATTCACATGCAGAAGGAAAAGGAGCTCAATCTACAGGAACATATTCACATGCTGAAGGAGATAGTGCAATAGCATCAGGAGTAGCATCACACGCCGAAGGAAGAGACACAAACTCTTCAGGACTTACATCACATGCCGAAGGATACGGAGCAATTTCATCAGGAGATTATTCACATGCAGAAGGATATTTTACAACAGCGTCAGGAAACTATTCACATGCAGAAGGAAACGTAACAATAGCATCAGGATCTCACTCACATGCAGAAGGATTTAGTACACAAGCAAGAGGAATAGGTTCACATGCAGAAGGAAGCACTACAACAGCAATAGGATCTTATTCACATGCAGAAGGGTTTGACACAGTATCATCAGGATCTTATTCACATGCTGAAGGAAATGATACTAATGCAAATGGAAACTACTCACATGCTGAAGGAAACACAACAACAGCACAAGGAATATATTCACATGCAGAAGGATATGACACAACATCATCAGGAGAAAGCTCACATGCAGAAGGAAGTAGTACAACATCTCAAGGACGATACTCACATGCTGAAGGAGAAAGTACTCAAGCAAAAGGAGAAAGCTCACATGCAGAAGGGTTCAGCAGTACTGCATCAGGATCTTATTCACATGCAGAAGGAAGTGGTACAACAGCAACAGGATACGCTTCACATGCTGAAGGAAGTGACACAATAGCATCAGGATCTTATTCACATGCTGAAGGAAATGATACTAATGCAAATGGAGACTATTCACACGCAGAAGGATACTCCACAATAACTCAAGGACGATATTCACATGCTGAAGGAGAAAGTACTCAAGCAATAGGAGAAAGTTCGCATGCTGAAGGAATTGGGACAGTAGCACTAGGAGTATACTCACACGCAGAAGGTTGGGGAACAGTAGCATCAGGTTCTTATCAACATGTACAAGGTCAATACAATATATCTTCATCAGCTCAATCAGCATTTATAGTAGGTAACGGTACAGCAGATGGTAGTAGATCAAACCTAATATTTGCATCAGGCTCTCAAGTACAGATTACAGGTTCGTTAATGGTAAATGATATTTTTCAATTAACAAGAAGAGCTTCTTTTCCAACACCAGCAGTAGAAGGTATGATTGTAGCACAGGGAGTTTCAGGTTCTAGTAAACCATACTACTATAACGGATCAACTTGGAATGCATTATTCTAAAAAAAAATAAACAATGTGGTTATATCAAAATAAACAAATAAAAGAACTTACAGATATGCCCGAAGGAAGCTTCGGGTTTATCTATGAAGTAACACATATTCCAAGTGGTAGAAAATACCTAGGAAGAAAGCAACTTATTTCTGTTACAACAAAAGCTCTAGGTAAAAGAGAATTAGCTTTAATAACAGACAAAAGAGCTTCTAAGAAGAAAACAGTTACAAAAGAAACAGATTGGAAAACATACTATGGATCACATCCAGAAATTAAACAATCAATAAAAGAAGGAAAACATTTGGAATTTACAAGAGAAATCCTTATGTTTGTACCAACTAAAAAGCAGTTAACATATTACGAGGATAAATACTTGTATATGAAAGGGGTGATAGAACCTGACTCTATTTATTATAACGATAACATAAGTGGTCGTTTTTTTAAGAAAGATTTTTATGATAAAACTACTTAATCTATTAGTTGAAACAACTCCAGGCTTAAATTACCATTTAAAGCACAAACTCCCTTTATCTGAGAATATCTACAGGTATTCTTCTAATGCATTCTTACAACTATTCACTGAAGCAAGAAACCTTCACAGAGACGGTTTTTTACAACTATGTGAAGCAGATA